CATCGCCTGGTTTTCCGCCGTTCCAATGGCGGAAGATGAGGGAATGCGTAATTATGTATTCTCTCTCCTTCAGAAGAAAGTCATACCCGAACGGGATGACCAATTTTGGAGCATGCGGCATGAAGAAATCCGCATGTTTAGGCCTGTATCCGAGCTGGCGCTGACCTTTGTCCCAAAGACGTTTAAGTCCTTAAGGAGTATCATGCCGAACACGACGATCGGGGCGTTTTATAGCTCCGGTCTCGGGCAGGTGTTCTTTAAGCGATTGTGTGCAGCGGGTTATGATGTCCGGACCCTGCAGAGGGAGCACGGCCACATGGCTCGTACTGGGAGCATCACAGGTGAACTTGTGACTGCTGACCAGAGCCTCGCCAGTGATAACATAACAGCGGAATTACTGGAAGCGATACTTCCTTCGGCGTGGTACAAAGCCGTTGATTTAGGAAGAATCAGGGATATCCGGCTGCCTTCTGGTGTTCTCGTCGAACCATTGACGTTTATGACCATGGGTATCGGATTTACTTTTGCACTTCAAACGTTAGTCTTCTTATGCCTCCTGAAAGCGATTGACGAGATATACTGTCATAGCCGTAGCACACTTAGTGTGTACGGTGACGACCTCGTGTACAGTCGAGCGATGCATCCCTTCGTCCTTACGCATTTTTCGCGTTTAGGGTTGAAGATAAATGTAAGCAAGACCTTCGCTGATGGTAAGTTTAGGGAGTCCTGCGGTAGTGACTTCTTCGCAGGGGTGGACGTCCGTCCGTTCGAACCAAAGAACGAGCGGGGTTCCTTCGTGACCCGACAGGATTACGAAGCGTTGCTTTACATCTGGACCAACGGGTTGCTACGCCGGTGGGACAGATGCGAGGTTCCTCTTACATTCGACTACCTCCTTGCCCAGTTAGCGTCGTGCACAAACGGCAGTGTTTGCCGCGTGCCTTCAGACTTTCCGGATATGGCAGGTATCAAAGTCGCTTCACCTCGGGATACGTTGAACTTGACGTGTCCCCTATCGCCTCTTGAGCATGGTAAGCATGGACGTATAACTTTCATGTACCTGAGGTTCATCCCAGAATACATGGAGGAAACACGACATGCACCGTACTTATGGAGACGACTGGGTCAAAACTGTGGGGACGATTTCAATTATCCTTTCAGTTCTGATCTTGGGGTATTTCGCTCTAATCGGATACTTCGCAACATTGAGGTATCCACAGGAGCGTCTTGCGAATCCACCGACACGTTTAAATGTGCAGGTGGAGAATGGACTAGAGGGGACCGTGCCAGACGTAAGGTACGTCCAAGCCTTAGAACCTCAAAGCCAACAACCTCAGTCGCCAAACCTGGCGGAGGGGGAAGAACCATGAGGCAGCAAGGCTCCACTGTGATGTGGAGCTAATCTTCTAGTCGTGAGACTTTAAGAACAT